CCCCACTTAACTGCCGAGTCGAACCCAAGAAAGGTCGATCTGGACAGCCAGTTAAACATCAGCGCTGAAACGTTTGTTAGACGTATTAATAAGTAAGGTAGTAATACATATTCTTGGTATTACATCTTAGACAAATCTATCTGTAGAGCCTTTCGAGCACATCGGACAGTTCCAAACTCAAACTGGAATGGGTGCCGATACTACAGAGACAATGACAAAAGAGAAAGATATGGATATTACAGTGACTAATAGTTCCCGGGAGTAAAATTCTCCGAACTATAGCCACACCACTCTTCTCTATAAACCTCAACCCATACCTACTGCGGGACAAACCCAGGCCAGTGTCGGTTGAGGAATCATGTCAAGGATCATGCACAAGTAGACCGCTGCTGCAAAGCATGTCTCATTCTGTGCACATAGGATGTAAGTTTAACCCCGGATGACTATTGGAGAGCCATATTAAGTACATATGGATCCTTCGTACCGCGTTAACTACTACCTACCTTACTAATATATGTGTGAACCTCAGGAGCTCTATCTGTCGAAAGATACAAAGTTCTGAGGGAGTTTCGATCATAAATAACAGGAAAATTGTCTTGTTTAAATGGTTCAGGTAACTTAACCGTTTTATCCAACAATGCTTTTTTATAAACACGATGACAACTTGTATAGAATCCGCGAGAACTTTTTGGGTTCTTCACGGTTTTATATAGATGCGCGATTCCTTTTGCACGGAAAAGCGATTCTACACAAGCCAACCCTAAAAGGGTCGTAAAAGACATCGTACTGGCACGCGAATCATCTCCTTTTTCAGAGATACCCGTGTGTTCCCAGTTGCCGTTTATAGAGATTGTTGGGTTTACCGGAAACCTTTTCGTAGCGTATCGCCAAGTCTGCCAAGGAGTATCCTGTGGTTTAGAAGGTAAACGAAACATCTTAGGATGTTCGTAAATCTTCCGAGCCAGACGGAGATCCAAGTCAGTTGCATGATACTTACGAGAAGGGGGTAAGCCTAAACCACCCAGGTTTTCAGGGACAAACCAAGGCAATTGAACAGAGGACAACAACTCATAATTCTTATGGATAAAATCATCTAGGATCTGCTCTCGCAAGAACCAAGGTGATCCTCTGATGAGGTCTCTACAACGAGCCCCAACCGAGTATCCAGTGTCTACAGTAGAACCTTCCGAACCTCCATTACGTGTAAAGCCGTAGAGGAGACCCAAATTAACATAACCCCGTAATTCGAAGTGACGAAGACGATTTGATTTTCGTCCAGTCACAGGATTTACGGTTTGATAACCTTCGTAACCATTTTCATGGTAACGATAAGTTGTAGAGTTAATGTTAAGAAAAGTTCGAGAG